ACCAGCGGAAGTGCAACTATAAATTCTCGCGGAATAGTTGATGAGGCCATTTTCTCGGACATTTTGGATGCAGATACCTATGATCGCATCTATGGTCAGTTTAGGTTTAATGCTGGCAAGTCCGACTTCATTGTTGGTTTTCACTCGTTCTCCGACGACCAGCTTATCGTTTTCAATAGGAACAGCATACACCTTGTAGCTAATAGCTTTAACTTGACTGATGCCACATCTAAACTGATTACCGGGGAGATAGGGTGCGTGTCTAGGGATACTATTGTTCAGGTTGCTGACACCATGCTTTTCCTGTCGGACAACGGAGTGTATGGCCTAAATTTCCAAGACCTGTACAACTTGAGAGGAAAGGACATTCCGCTTTCAGCTTCCATCGAAGGAACGATTCAGCGGATAAACAAGCAATATTCCCACAAGGCAAAGTCTGTCTATTTTGACAACAGGTATTACCTTGCCGTTCCACTGGATGATTCATCCACGAACAACGCTTTGCTCATTTACAATTTTGTGAATAAGCAATGGGAGTCGGTAGATTCCATAGATGACCCAGCTTGGGAATTTACTCACCTAGTAGTGGGAGGAAGAGACAATGTGCGTGGGGTGTATGCTATAAACCGGTTTGGGGGCGTTCATAGGATTGAATATAGAAACGATGACATAGATCGCTACGTTGTTCAAATTGGACAGCCTCAAGTTCAATCAAATGTAATCAGTTCTGTCGTTTCTAGGATGTTTACTCTTAATACAATAGACCGCAAGAAATGGAACAACTTTGAAGTTCACTTGGAGTCTAGCCAGAATAACATCTCTGATGGAAATTTAGAGGCAATAACTGAGAACATTGATGATATAATAGATCTCGGTTCTATTTCAGACATTAATGGTGTGGAAATACCAATAGCTGAAGATGTATCACTTAGAGGCAGATTTGGAAACAGGAGAGCTTACGGATTGCAATTTAAGATGACTACGACTAAAGGTCGTCCTAAGCTCAGGGCCTTGAAAGTCGCAGGGGCCACAACATTTAGAAGTTTACAAAAGGCAGAATAATGGCTATACTAACAACTGGGAATACATTTGCTGACGGCGATCAGGTCACATCGGATAAGTTAAACAACATAGCTAATGCAGCTACGTTTGCTTCAGGCGCTGTAGATGATTCTACGACACAGCTATCTAGTGGCGCAATCATTGTAAAAGACTTGGGGGTTGGCACCGGCAAGCTTGCTGCTAGCGCGGTAACCACCGCCAAAATTGCAGACAGTAACGTAACCACTGCCAAAATTGCTGCTGCCAACATCACCACCTCTCTTATTGCCGACAGCAATGTTACTAAGGCTAAGATAGAAAACCTAGCAAATTACAAAGTTCTTGGCAATGTTTCAGGTGGATCGGCTGCTCCTGCTGAAGTAGCAATTTTGGACGAGGATAATATGTCCTCAAATTCTGCTACATCCCTTGCTACTCAGCAGAGCATCAAGGCGTATGTTGACAGCCAATCAGGATCAGGGACTCTTGGAATAGCTGGGGGGACTGGCACTGGTACAGTTGATCTTTCAACTCAAACTTTTACATTAGCAGGGACTGCCAATGAAATTGAAACTACTGTTTCTGGACAAACTGTTACGATTGGTTTGCCTAGTTCTATTACTGCTAATGTAACTGGCAATTTAATTGGTAACGTAACAGGCAATATCACGGGAACGATAAACGCTTCATCCGTGTTAGCTAATGGTGTAGTCGCTACTACTCAATCTTCAGGAGACAACAGCACTAAGATTGCTACAACTGCGTATGTTGACTCTCAGGTAAGTGCAACGGGAGGATGGAGTCTTGGTGCTGATACTGGGACCGATCACGAAATTTTACCTGGAGAGCTAGTTGATTTTCTTGGAACAGCTAACGAGGTAACAACTTCAGTTTCAGGAAACACTTTAACTATCGGTTTGCCCTCAAGCATTAACGTTAATGTAGTTGGCAATCTTACAGGAAATGTGACTGGTAATGCCAGCACAGCAACAGCCCTTCAAACTGCGCGTACTATTGCTGGGGTTAGTTTTGACGGAACTTCTAACATACTGCTAAGCACAGACAACATTACGGAAGGTTCCAATCAATACTTTACTACGGCTAGGGCAAGGAGTTCCATATCCGCAAGTGGAGACATTAGCTACAATAGTTCAACTGGAGTGATTAGTTTTACCGCTTCAAGCTCTCCTGTAACTAGCGTTAATACGCAGACTGGAGCAGTTGTTCTTGATACGGATGATATAGCTGAAGCAACAAACCTTTACTACACATCAGCCAGAGCCAATTCAGCCATAGATGCAAGGGTTACTCAATCGTTTGTTAATGCTTTGAATGTTAGGGCTGCTAGTGTAAATGCAAATTCTGTAGCACTAGGAACAGACACTACTGGAAACTATGTTGCTACCATTGCAACTGGAAGTGGACTGGACGGAAGTTCTTCTTCTGAAGGTGGAACCCCTACAATTTCTTTGAATTTAAATGAGCTTTCTACTTCTACCACTGATGGCGATGGAGACTTTTTTGTTGTAGTAGACAGTGTTGGCAATCAACGAAAGCTAACTAAGGGGAATATATCCATATCTGGATTCAATACAACAAACGGAATTGTTTTGGCTACAGATACCACTGGCCCATATGTAGCTGCTGGCGCTACTGCTGGCAATGGCATTAGTGGTAGTGTTAGCTCAGAGGGTGGCACGTTTACTGTAACGTCTAATGCTACTAATTCAAACGTAGGAAGTACAATAGTTTACCGTGATGCTTCTGGAAACTTTGATGCTGGTACAATTTCGGCTGCTCTCTTTAGTGGTGCTGGATCTTTCTCAACCTTTAGCGCCTCGGGTGACGCCGCATTTGATACTGACACGCTCTTTGTAGATGTATCGACGGATCGTGTTGGTATCAATGACTCAACACCTTCTTACTCTTTAGATGTAAATGGAACTGCTCGCGTAACTGGAAATTCTAGGTTTGATGGTCTTATTGATCAAAACATCTCAGGCACAGCGACATATTTTCCGGGCTATCATAAAGATACATTTGGATTTCAAGTAGAAGCCGCTTCTACAAATGGAAGCACACTGTACTTGGGCCGAAAGAATCAATACGCTTTGGCTCTTGGTACTTCTGTTGGAACTAGTTCAACCGACGAGGTTGCAGTATTCTATGACACGGATCAAAACGGTGGTGGAAGTCCAGTGGTTGGGGCAAAAGTCGGCAATATCACTATTACGAATAGCACAGTATCTTTAAATAGCACTTCTGACTATCGTTTAAAAGAAAATGTTGTAGATATTTCAGATGGTATTCTTCGATTAAAGGAGCTTAAGCCATATCGCTTCAACTTCATTAGAGATCCAAACACTATAGTTGATGGTTTCTTTGCACATGAAGTGAGTCCATTTGTACCAGAGGCCGTCTGTGGTGAGAAAGACCAAGTAGACGATGATGGAAATCCAGTGTATCAAGGCATAGACCAATCTAAACTAGTGCCTTTGTTGACCGCAGCATTGCAAGAAGCTGTAGCTAAGATCGAGGCTTTGGAAGCTAGAGTAACGACACTCGAAGGATGATAACAACCGAACACGTTACACAACAATCTTTGCCGCATTTGTCAGAGCGTATGCTGGCTGACGATCACAGCGTTGTCATGCCAACCCATATCATCCGCAAGGACGGCGACATCATTGGCTCTGCCAGTGTTGGAGCTGCTCCGCTTGTTTGGTGGTGGATGGACAGCAAGAGAGCAAAGGCTTTGGACAGTGTTCGGGCTATCAAGAAACTTGAGGCAGAATATGTCTCTCATGGTGTTCACCGCGCTTTCATAATGTGTGACAAGGGCAGTAATTTTTTTCCCAACATGGAACGTCTTGGCAACAAGAAGATGTGGGAAGGCGTAATGTACTATAGGGATTTTTAAAGAGGAAGAGATATGGGTAGCACAAGAATAGACGCACCGGAAATTCAGCCAATAGATATTGGTCAACAAATAAGAGAAACCGCGCAGGCGTATAGGCAATCAACGCCAGACATTATTGCGGCTGAACGCGCATTGCGTGGACCAATGCAGGATCTTGCTTTGCAGGATTATCAAACTGCATTGATGGGAGGCAGTCAGGAGGCTCGCAGGAGACAGGCCGAGGCTGAAGCCTCGTTACAAGAAGCTCGCGGAGCTAGAGCAAATGCAGAGCGTGATATAAATGCTAGGATTGAAGAGATTAGGGGGCGTGAATTTAGTGCCGAGGGAGAAAGGGATCGACTGCGTGGTTTAAAAGAGGACTACCTTGGCTACATAGGAGACACTGAACGAAACCAAAATATTTCTCCAGAGCGTAAGCAAGAAGTCATTTCCGCTTATCAGAATGCAATAACAATCTTTGATGCCGAGATAGGGTATAGCGATGAGCAGCTAACCCAGACGTTTAAAGAGCAGTTTGAAGACAAGAAGAAACAAGATCTTGGTACATTGGCTCAAGAGCTTGATTCTCTAAAAGGGACAGGGGAGCTTAGTGATCAAACAATAGCTCAGCTAGAAAATAATGTTAATGAAGCTGCTAACGCTGTATTGGAAAGCAACCCAGGCTTAGTAGATCTTGCTGATTATGCAGTCAGGAGGCAGTTTGAGACTGGGGAAGAACTTAAACGGGCTGCTGCTGAAAACGAATTTGCGACAATATCCCACCTAGCTCCAGAGCTAGTTGAGATGTATCGAAGTGTAGATCCAGCTTCTACAAGTTTAGCTGATCTTGCTTCTAAAAGGGCTGAGCAGTTGTCAACGGGAACTCCATCGGATGCACAGAAAAGCTTAGTTCAATTAGCAGAGCAAGTGGGGGCCAGAGCCCCCGGTGGTCCTCTTGGCCAGCAAGTGCAGACTGGAGCTGCTGAACTCATGGGCCGAGAGGCTATGGGTCAAACCCAAGAACAGCAAACTGTTGCTAGTCAGATTCAAAATCTTTTGCAGGGTCCACAGGCTGGGGCTGCGGAACAGGCTTTGTTGCGAGCGGCTGGTCAAGCTCCTTCGGCTGAGGCTCAAGCTCTTGGTCAATTTGGGCAACAAGCAATGCAAGCTGGCCCTCGCGGTCCCTCTGCTGTGGAGCAGGCTTTGCAGCAGCAAACCTTGCGTCAGCTTGGTTTCCAAGCTGCTGGCCCATCTGTAGAAGAACAAGCTATACAGGAACAAATTTTGGGACTGGCTAGGAGTGCTGGAACGCTCACGCCAGAGCAGGAGCGTAGAGTGGCTCAGGAGGCTTTGGCTCTCAGTGCGAGGCAGGGTAGGGAGATGGACATCTCCGCTGCTGCTGGCATTGCAGGACGCACCTCAGAGGCTAGGAGGCAGGATCAGGTTAGCGACCTTATGGCTGCACAGCAGCTTCTTGGTCAACAGCAAGCAATGCAACAGGCTCGCACAGCCGAGGAGTTGCAACGCATGGGAATGGGTGGCCAGATGGCTGGAAGCACTGAGGCAATGGCTCAGCAACGCTTGGCTGAGCAGAGGGCCATGCAGCAAATGGGTATTGGGGCAACCGGCACCGCTGCCCAGCTACAAGCTCAACAGGCTGGTCTTAGTCAGGAGGCTCTCCGTGGGGCTGGTTCTTTGGAGCAGGCTCGCATGGCTCAGCAGTTGCAAGGAACCGGACTGGCCCAAGACATTGCCCAAGCTGGCTTTGCTACGCAAATGGCAGGAAGGGAACAGCAGCTTCGGGAGTTTGGTCTTGGAGCACAAGAGGCGGCTCGTCTCGCCCAGCAGCAAGCGCAGCAGGAAGCTGCATTGGCTTCTCTGTATGGACAGCAAGCTGGCATGGAGCAGCAGCAATTTGCTCAACAGCAAGCGTTGTCAGCACAGGACGACAGACGTTTGCAGCAAGCATTTGGAATGCAGAGGGCTATGGCTCCAGAAATTGGAGCGTTCTTTGGTCGCCCTGCTTCTCAAGCTGCGGGATTGCAAGTTCTTGGTATGGGTCAGCAACAAGCAATGTACGGCACTACGCCACAGGCGACTGATCCAATGCTAGGTGTCAACATGGCCCTACAGCAGCAAGCTAATCAGACAGCTCTACAAGCTGGAGCAATGGCTGGTTCGGCTCAAGCTCAGAGTGGACTGTTTGGAGGTCTTGGCTCTATAGCTGGTGGACTACTAGGCGGTGCTGGAGCAGCAGGAGGATTTGGAGCATTATTTAGTTAGGAGATAATTATTATGGCAGTATTAGGTAGCACAGTTGATCCCCGATTGGGGGCCGTAAACCCTGCGGCAATACAGGCACTCTCGCAAGCTGGAGCGGCAACGGGACAGATGTACCAAAATCTTGGTCAGTCTATTGCTGGTGTAATGGAAGATGTTGGAGAGCGCAAGAAAGAGAAAAGACAAGCTGATCAAATTTTTTCTTCACTTCAAGGTGGTCTGCAAGCTTATGCCGATGAAGCTGGTGTTGATGTTTCTGTTTTACAAACTTCTCTAAATGCAGCCCAAGGAAATTTAGATGCTTTGAAACGTTTAGAGTCCGGTTTGCTCACTCCAATGCTTAGGGGTGCATCCCAAACTGCCCAGAGTGTTCGGGCGGGAAAAGACATGGCACTGTTTGAGTTTGGTTTAAGCGAGATCGAAAGAGAAAACATACAAGCAGATAGAATAGAACTTGAAAATGTTTTGTCTGATTTGAGAATAGAGGAAGCTGATTTTGATTTGGGGCGCAAAAAAGATTTTCAACAATTTTCCACAAAACTTGATGATCTTTCTTTTGAAAAAAGGCAAAAACTTATAAATGTACTCAAACTTGATTACTATGAAAAAAGTTTGGATATAAAGGGGAGACAAGATCGTAAAAATTTACGGAAAGAGTACGGCTTAATAGAGAGACTTGAGGAAAAATCTATTTCAAGAGCTATAGATCAAGAAATAGGAGCATACAACAAGTATGAGGAGGCTATAAGAAATGCAAAAACTGTAGCCGATAGGCAAAAAGTTCATAGAGAAGCTCAAATTGAATTTGGTCAAAGAGGATTTGAACTACCTACTTTTGATCAAACTTTGTTTTCTATAAAGGATTTGTCTCAGAGAAAGCTCAACAATGAGGCGCTTCCCGAAATCCCTTCTGCTGTGCAAAAAGCTATACAGAGGGGGGACATTACGGAAAATGAATACTATCGTATGTTGATAGCCATGAATGGTGGTTTTACTCAAGAGGACTTCGGCGATAGTGGACTGAGCCTTGATACTCCAGAAAAACTAGCCGCTGCAAATAGAACGGAATTCAATAGAATTAGGCAAAAAATTGAAGGTGAAGACTATCAACGTCCAGCTAGACAATACAGGCGTGGAACCGCTTATGATCCAAGATCAGCAGGACTTCCAGGTACAAAAGCGCCTGGCAGTGAGGCTTTCTTAATGATGGTTGATGATCCTTACAAACGATCACAAGGATTCTTGGGTCTTTTTGGAGACGTTGAGGCATTTAGATCTGACAATTTAGATAAAGCGATGAATGCTATGCTGCAAGGCATGGGAATGCAGGAAACAATTGACGAGTAACAATGCCTTTTACTACCGTCAACCTAAAGTCTGGTGAGTCTGTTCGGGTTGAACATTCGGAAGATGCTACCAGAGATGAAATTATTCAGCTAGCTAGGGAAGAAGCCGCAGCTCAATCGGCTGCTGCCCGAAGTGAAGGTTCTCTTGCTAGAACCGGCATTGGCATTGCTGGTGAAATAGCTGTTGGTGAAGCAGCCAAATTAGGAGGAGCCACAGCAGGAGCCACCATAGGAGCCGCAGGTGGCCCTTTGGGCATGGCTGTAGGTGGAGGTATAGGTTATTTGGTGGGAGCCATTTCTGGGGGCCTTGGTGGTTCCTATTTCCGTCAAAAGATGTCACGCCCTGGGGAAGACTTGTCTCAGGGGGAAATGATTGCCGACACTCTAATCAATCTTATTCCATATGGCAAAATTGGAAAGGGTGCTACACTAGCCACAAGAACAGCCCAACACGCAGCTTTGGGCGGGGCTATTGGAACTGGAGCGGCTACAGTTGAATCTGTTATAGAGCAGGGATCTTTGCCAACAATGTCTGAACTTGCCAAGGTGGGGCTGACATCTTCCGTTCTTGGTGCCGGTTTCGGTATGTCTGGAGAGGCGTTTGCCAAAAGCTACGAGAAGTTTGCTGGCCGCAGACCTGAACGCATGATGGATGCGTTACGCAAAAGAGATCCAGATGCGGTAAACTTGGCTAATGCTGCTGAATCTGCTGCTTTCCGCAATGCTGAGCAAAGAAACCAAAAAATGCAGCAGGAGATATTGAACCGTCGAGAGCAGTTTGACGACGAGCTAATAAGACTCCTGCAAGAACAAGATCAATCTAGCGGTGGAATATTTGAAGGGAAAGCCAGACTGAAAGTGGTTCCCCAAAAGGTTTTAGATGATCAAGGCGAGGTGGTTGCCGAGGCTAGCGATGCATATAGGGCATTGAACTTGGCGCCAAACTTGGCTGACCAGCGTATAAAGATTTTAAATTCAAACTTTGAGGGTTATAAGCAATCAATTGAAATTGCGGCGCTCGAGGCAAAAGTTGACCCAACATTGTTAACGCAAAGAATAGACGAGTATTTACACGCCAAATACGCTCCAACCTACAACAACAAGAAGGTCAAGATTGACGGCGGTGCTGGCGTAAGCATTCTTGGCAATGAGATGACAAATGAGAACGCCAAGAACATAGTAAAGAAGTTCGAGGCAGAGGTTCTTCCTTTTGCATCCAGTGCTGTGAAGCAGGCCGAAGAATTGTCAAAGAACATACGCAAAACTTTAACTGAAGGTCGATTGTTAAATTCTAAGCAAATCAAAGAGTTTAGTGAAAATCCAGACTATGTTCCACTTCAGAGATTGCTTGATGATTCTTTAGAACCAAATAAAGCAAATGATTTTTTCTTTACTAGGGCTGTATTCAAACCGAGCGTATTAAAGAAGGCAAAGGGAGATGTGGAGCTTGATGCTTCTATTACTCAGAACTTGGTTACGGCAAACATTGAGGCTGCTAAGCTAGCTGAAACAAACCTAGCAAACTTGGCTTTTAAAAGACTATTGGAAGATCCAGATAATAAACAAAGGGCCTCTGAAATAGTTAAGATTAGTAAGGAAACGGCTTCTGGAAGAAACTTTGCTAAAGATGCTCCAGTGATAACTGTTTTTGATCCATCAAACGAGTATACAATTACAAAGACAGTTAACGGAAAAAAAGTATCTGAACCATCAACTAAGTTTTATTTAGACTTTAGTGATGGTGTAGCTCCAGAACTTGGAGCTGCTGTTAGAGGCTTGAACAAAAAGGATCTAGGTAGTTTAATGAAAGCGTCCTATGCTATAAACAAATATTTAGGATCTATCTACACTGGATATAACCCAGCTTTCCTTATACCAAATTTAATTCGTGACCGTGTTGTCAGTGCTTTGAATACATACAGAAACTTGGATTCAACTGCGTTAAGATCTATATTAAATCCAGTTGCTGCGTACCAAGAAATAAATATAATAAGAAAGAAACTTTTTAATAGACCGCTTACAGCTAGGGAGCAAGGCATAGCTGCTGAGTATGATGCGTTTGTGGCGTCTGGTGGATCTGCTGGAGGTATTGCCACAAACACTTTGAGAGAAATACAAGAAGACATTAAAGGTTTTGACTTCTCTAACAAAAGCACCACCAAGAAACGAGTTGCTGCTTTTAACGATTTTGTAAGGAAGGCCAATGAAATGGTTGAGGATTCAACTAGGTTCAGTGTTTACCGAGCAAGCATCAGAGCAGGAAAGAGTAAAGCTGACGCCGCAATGGCAGCTAGAAATGCCAGCTTTGACCCTAAGAAACAAGGGACTCGTGGAAATCAGCTCAGGGCTTTGTATCTGTTTTCCAATCCTAGTATTCAATCGACCAAGAACTTTTGGAGAAGCCTAAAAGATCCAAAGGTTTTCAAACCTGTGCTGGCCGCAACACTTGGAACGGCTGTGTTGATTGAAACCTACAATTCAATGATTGATCCAGATTGGAGAAACAAAGTCAAGGGTGGCCCAGACAAGAGTGAGTGGAGACTTAACAAGAATCTTGTTGTTTTAAATCCATTCAAGGGTGAAGATGGAAGTTTGTCTTACTCCCAGTTCCCATTGGCCCATGAGATTGCTCCAATATGGACTGCTGCCAATGGAATTGCTCGAATGATGCACAATCAAAGCTACAAGGCTGGTGCCGCAGCGGGTTTACTGGATGCCGAGGAGTTGGCAGCTATGCCTGGGAGACTGGAGTCCACCGATCAGATAATAAAAGGTATAGGTCAAAGCATCTTGGATGGCTACAACCCAACCGGGGGAAGCTTAATACCAACTGTGCCAAAAAGAATTTTGGAAGTCACTTCCCTGAACAAGGATGGACTGGGCAGAGAGATTGTCCCTGAGTATCTACTGGATCAGAACATGGCGGCATACGCCAAGGTGCATCCTTGGACCCCAAAAACTGTGGGTGGCGAGATTGCAATTGAACTTTCCAAGGAACTAGAAAATCTTGGAGCCTCTGTATCCCCAGAAAAACTACTTTACCTTTTCCAAACTGGCTTTGGCGGGGCGGGAACTGAAACACTTAGGTTGTTTGATGTTACTAGTAAGCTTTTTAATCGGGAAGAAATTAAAGCTAACGATGTTCCAATCTTTCGAAGGTTTTTCGGTTCAACTTACGCAGATGGCTTTGAGCAACGCACCGGCATAGAGCCCGATCTGAAGTTGTTTGAGTATGAGCAGAACACCCAAGACTCTTTAAACAGCCAAGAAGCCTTTGATATAATCACTAGACTGCAAAGCATAGACGATCCTTTTGAAAAACAGATGGCCCTACAAACAGAACTGTCGGCCTCTAACAAGTCGGTTCAGCGTAGGGTTAGGAAGATGCTACAAGATAAGGAGCGTGGAATAACTAGATCTGACAAGATGATCAGGAAGCTTGGTGTCGAGAACGGAAACAGGGCTAGGTTCTATGAGAAGCAAATTGAAAAGATGCCTCCTGCTTTCATTAATCAGTTCTTGCAAGAGCAGAAAGACAAAGGCATCTTAACCAAGAACGTAGAAAATCAAATTAGACTCAAAAGGGCCTTAGAAGCATTGGCCCCGCAATCGATCATCAATGAAAACTAAAACGATATATATGTTGGACGGTAAAAACTACACCGGAAAGCACAAGCATTTCAAAGATGGTCGTTGGTTCACTGGAAGAACCCACACAGAATCTAGTCGGGCATTGGTCAGACAGGACAGGGTAATTTCCGATTCCAGGAAACGCGTCTCTTATTAAAAAAATAGAGCGGGCCGCTGCAGCGATCCGCTCCAAAAGAGACCGAAGCCTCTCACGTGATATTGGAAATACACCCTCTTATTTTAGAGTGAACGTGTCAACTAAAAACCAAGGGCCGGGTATCACCCCGGCCCCGACGGAATTAATGAGGGAAAAAGAATAAACCCCTCCAAGGATTACTCCTCTGGATTACCGTCTGAAATTTCTTCTTCCTTTGGTGGATTGAGTTGCTTGTAAAGATTCTGACGTTGCTCGTCCCCCATTTCTTCAATGGCTTTGGATGCTTGTTGTCTCAGTACATTAGCGCACCCCACAACAGTCAATGAAGATGTTAGCAAATCCTTAACTTGGTCAATGGTGGCCGTGTTAATTAGGTAGTTGGCGTAGTCTTGTTTTAGTTTATCTAGGTCCATTATATAACTTTATTGTTTTTGTTTTTGTCTCGGTGAATGGCGGCTAGCATTAAAGCTGCATAGCCGATAATATCCAGAAGAGTGTCCTCCACTCCCTCTCCCTGAACAAGAAGAGAGCCTCCCTTGAAATAGGTTTTCAGCCTGCCAAACTTGTCCCCCAATCTGACAGCCAATCCCCTCTTGGAGTCAACACCAAAATCCTTGGCTGCATCGAAGTTGGCAAGGGCATTGTCTGAATCTGAAGTGTAGTCGTGGTTCTTCTCCAATAGTATCTTTAGCATACGCTGGAAGAGTTCTACCAAGAAGAGTTTTAATTCATCTTTGTTCATAGTGATATAAACTTAACTAAGTTCAACGGACACAGGTAGAAATCCTGGGTCATGTCATCATATCTTTTGTCGGTTCTTTTTTCAGTGTACCAGCTCTTGCTGGTGTCGCTCATAACCAGAGCGGCATGGGTCTTCTCGTTGTTCAGTATGTAGTAACAATGTGGCTTGGGGTTGGCCCCGTCAAACGAATGTTTGGCACACACTATAAATTTCTCCCCGAAGGGCCAGTTGCTTCTGTCTGTGAAATAGATTCCTAGCTTCTTTACCTCAACCCTTAGCTGAATATACAAGTCTCCATTGTCCGAGAAGTCATCCCAGTTCTCCCGACACTTGATGTAGTTGGTCGGGTTTACTGTTACGGTGTGGCCTTTGCCAGCCAGTCTTTCGGCTATCATCCAAACGGCATTGTGACTTTCTTCTAGGTTTTTCTTGAATCTTTTCCGATCATTCATAAGTTTCTCTGCTTTCTAAATGTTCCCGATATTCTTCCCGAAAGCTTGAGTTTGCTGATGGTGAAGGGGTCTATCATGTATTCACGGGCCACATCTTTGAGCATTTTTCCCGACTGGAGTTTTCGGTCTATGTCTTTGATGTCCTGCTCTGTCAAAGAATGGATTCCTTCCTCTACGGATGGATGCGGTAGTCCTATTTTTTCAAGTGCCTCGAACAAATCCTTATCTGGGATGGACAACGCCTCTTGTCGGTGATCGTCCATCATCTTCCAAAGTTTTGTTTCTGGTGGTGGTGTTGCCTTAGTGGAATAGGCAAACCAAATGACAGATGCTGCCCAGTTCCTTAGTTGATCGTCCTCTATTTTTTCCTCAAGCAGGTTGGCCCAAATTATGGAAGGCTTCTCATCCACCTTGGCCCTAAACCTACTCTTTAAATCATTACTATACTTCCTTCTTGCGTACAGTATTCGTTCTCTTTCTTCTAGCATTCTCTTCTTTTGTTTTAGTTTTGTGAGCTTCCTTGCTAACTGCCTGCAAGTTTTCCTTACCGCAGAACAATCTAGGAAGAAGTTCGTTCCAGTTGTATCCAAGCCACTTGGTTTTGCGTCCCCACTTCTCGGGGATTACGGGGTCGATGTGGTCAACCTGCATATCGCTGGCTGGGAAAAGCTTTTGGGTAATGGCGCATCGGTACATCTTCCGCATCCTCCCAGTCTTGGGATTTTTTTGGCTCTCAACAAATGCGTCATTGAGTGTCTGATACTTGGGTGCCCATCGCCTAGTCCCCGATCTAACGCAGGACATGATGAACGATCTTAGTCTAGCTTCAGTCCAAACCTTCATTGCCTACGCTTCATTTAAAATTTTCCATGCTGTTGCTGCCACTGCCGGCACTTGTCCGTTTCCAATGGCTTTAATTCTGTCCACCCTGTGGGCCACCCCATGAGCCACTCTAGCCACGTTGGGTTCGGTATTCCACCAACGTCCTTGGGCAGACTTTTTTGATTTTTCCATCCAGGTATTCCTTTGTAGTCCCTGCTGTTCGGGGTAGCCCAAGACCCACATCCTATTTCTTTTATGGGGCGCGCCGACGTGCCAAGCTCCCAACACGCACCACTTTGCATCATACCCCAATTTGGACAAGTCTGCGAGGACAACGTCAAGCCCGCGACCCCGCAAAAGCGGGGAGTTTTCCGCAAAGACAAATTTAGGCCGTATCTCTCCAATAATCCTTGCATATTCTTTCCATAGTCCAGAACGCTTTCCTCCAATACCGGTTCCCTTTCCCGCTGAGCTGATGTCTTGGCATGGGAATCCTCCGCAAATAACATCAACTGTTCCTCGCCACGGGCGTCCATCGAATGTGCAGACATCGTCCCAGATGGGAAACTTGGGCAACACTCCGTCTCGTTGTCGCTGGAGCAAAACCTGTCTGGGATACTCTTCAATCTCGACAGCGCAGACAGTGGTATGTCCGAGTAGGTGTCCACCGAGGATACCTCCCCCTGTTCCTGCAAAAAGGTGTAGCTCATTCACCGAATTTATTGCATATTTGACGTTTGTTCGGACTTCATAAGCACCTGACTTCCGAACGGATATTAAGTTAGCTCATCTTGTTCACCAAGTCATAGAACATGAAGCAACTGATGGCATCCTCCAAAGCATTTGCCTGTGCCTGCTCCGTCCATTTCTTTATGTGGGTGTCGCCATTGTTGGTATTGATTATGACGGTGTGGATTTCTGGTTCATAGTTTAGGTAGCTGGCAATCTTCACCATCCTAGCCTCGGAAGCTAGCTGCATCGCATCCTTATAATATGCTTTGCGGGTAATGTCCTGGTGCTCTGCCACCTCCCTTGTCTTGTAATCAAACAGGGCAAGCTTGCCATTGTGTATGGCTAGCAGGTCAATCGTTCCTGCGGTATTAAACTCTCGGTCGCTGTTGGATATTACTCCCTCAACCTCAACCACCTCCAGTTCTTGGTCATCTGCCCATTCAATGAATGGCATTACAAACGGTTCCCAACATGGGGGACACTGGCCCCCGCAAATGGTAGTTTCCAAATGTTTATGACACTCGGTTCCCCAAGATGATGAAGACACCTCTTCCCCTGTCTTGGGATGCACCCTTGTTCCCCACATCATGTCCATGATCTTGGTTTCGTCGTAGTGTGGATGTTCTTTGGCAAGTTCTATCGCCTTCTTGGTTCTCCAAGTTTCGAAGAATGGATCGGGATATACCTTCAGCTTCTCGGTAACACTCGCAACTATATCCTTGCCGGTGTTCTTGGCCTCTCTCCTGGCTTGGAAAGGGGTAGATAGGTCTTCCCGCAGGAAGCCTCTGTCTTTTTCTATTTCATAAAAATGTGCCATAATATATGGCGGGGGCCGAAGCCCCCGCAGGTTTAACCATTAACCTACTAGAATGGTTCAGCGTCCTCGTGAGCCAACGCTCGTCCCTCTCGGAGAGCGTCCCCCACTTTTAGACAGATTTCTGCAATGCGATGTACCTTATATAGGAACTTTTCTTCATCAAATCCATCGTTCCTAAACGTGCTCTCTTGTACTACTGCTTGGCAAGCTTGATTGACGCAAGCCTGAATAGCAATTTCTCTGCTCTTGTCTGAGCCTCCTCCTCCATTGTTGGAGTAGTTGGCTTTCTTGTAGAAGGTTTGGGTTCCATCACGGGACTGGTGTCCTGTGAACCCGTCACTATCCTGTGGGATCTCTCTTGGTATGGAGATTTGCCATTTGGTGTGACCCTTCGGTGTCTTGTATGTTGAGTCGGTCGCCTCTACAGTGGCTCCCACCTGTGCCCAACGTGGGGCTTTGCTTTTGCCGTTGGCAACTCCTTTTGTGCCATCGTCAAATTCTAACCAGAATCCCCAGAGATCCCCGTTAGGTGTATTCCTTGGCTCGTCTCCCATGAGACGGACCTTTTTTATTGTTTTCAGTTGTGACATATTATTTAGTCTATGTTGTACCAATACTCATCCTCCGGTGAGAGGGTAGAGATTGGAGTTGTTTGGAATAGCCGGGTTTTGGTATCAAACCAAAGGTCGCGGCTAAAATTGACCCCGCTGTTGCGTTGTTTGAATACGGTGAACACCGCATCGCCCTGCTTCTTGTATTTATCCTGCTCTTCAGGGCTGCCATTAGACATTGCCAACTCCTTGGCAGTGTTGCGGTGCATACTGCAAATGGTGTGGCTAGCCTGAGACAGTTCTTGACTGCCCAGAATAGATCCCGGACTGGTAGGGGCATACTTGGTGCCTCCATTCTCTTTACTTTTTGCATCGGCGTGGGCTATCAGGACTATCGAAAGCTGGTGCTTCACGGCTGTCCTTGCTAGATCCTTGCTTATCAAACCCTGCTGCTCGAAGTCAAGCTTTGGTGCAAGATAACTGAAACTATCTATCAATATTGTGTTAATCCCATACTTCTGCTTGGCCAATATGATCTCCGCTTTCAGTCCCTCCCAGTTGTTTCCGCAGTCTCGGAAGTTGGTATCATCTATGAAGAATATGTTCTCTCCTAGTTCCTCTGCAACCTGTGCACATTGCTCATGCTTGGGTTCCTCTCCAAGAAGCTGTGTTCCTAGCTGAAGCATCATGTTCTCAATGGGAACCTCAAAGGATACAGCCATGCACTTGGTGCCAGTGCTGGCTAGGTGGAGCAGTAGCTGGTACGCTATCTGACTCTTACCCGATCCAGGAATACCAATGATAGTGAACAGCTCGCTCTCCCGTAATGACAGGGGCATATCTTGGAAACACCAGTTCTTCCACTCTCGCTCCCTCTCCTGTTGGGTGACACAGTCCTGCATCTGCAACACAAAATCCATTGGCTTTACCAAGGCTTCTGGCTCGTTGCCTTTGGCGCTATCCATCAGCCTCTTCAGGTCCTCCTCTGTGGGGTGATCCTTGACTAGCCAGTCGTTCACATCGTTGTGTGGCTCCGGTATCTCTATCCGGTAACAACGATCCGCTGAGAGCCTCTGAGACAGCTTGATAAACATCTGCTGACCTGCGTCATCCATGTCGCTGGCAACGTAGATGCGCTCCATCCTAGTCAGCATCTCGAAACAGTTCTCAATCCATCCGTGGTTGCTTGCTGAGGGTACAGCTATGACGGGGATGCGACTCTCCTTCTGCATTTGGTAGAGGGACATACAATCAATCTCCCCCTCGCAAATGATTAGCTCTCGGTCGTCCTCCCCTACTAGGTGCAAACCAAAAGGCGTGGCAAACACTGGCTGGGTGCTGTAGATTTGCTTCTTGTTTCCTATCCTAGTGACACAGGTGTATTTGAGCATCCGACAACGGCCCTCGGTGTCATAGAGCGGAGCTCCCCACCAGTGTCCACCCTTCTGCTCGTGGTGGAAGATGTTGAATTTGCCAAGGGTACGCTCGTTTATGCCCCGTTTCTCCACCATATATCGGTGTACCTCGGTCCCTCTGATTGCAGTTTCGGGAACAGTTTGAACCTCTACTCTCTCCTCCGTCTTGACAGTTCTGATTTGCTCAAACCCACAAAACTTCAAGGCCCACCTCATCGTCTCTGAAAATGATCCACCCAGCTTGCGGTGGCACAGTTCTAGGATGTTGCAACTCTCCCCAGTCTGGTGATCCTTGGCAACGTAGACACTGCTGTTCTTGGCCTTGAATACATTGCAAGATCTGCCCTCGGTATCGCCCCGCATATCTGCCATGACATATCTGCCACCCGCTTCCCGTTTTGCGCCGGGAAACATTTCAGCCATGAGCCTATCTATTTTGGAACTAAGTTCCCTCTTTATCTCTTCAGGTGTCTTCATATTTTGATGTGCAAAGGTTCGTTTTCTTCTCTTGGTTCAGGTTTTAGCATTCTGTCTATGATAACTCCGGTGCAACAACCCTGATCGGTTGCCAGTTTGTGTAATAGTTCGTGAGTTTTGGGGGTAATAGTTGTCTGCAACCTCACCCTGTCTCCCGGCATCCACTTGCGTGGCCTGCCCCGACGTTCTTTTCTGTTTTTGTATCTGACAAGAGCAAGATCCCTACTCGAAGGACCAAACTCTGTCAACTGCTGTTTGGTTTTTCTATTTTCACTCATATTTTCAGGTTTGTTCTGTGTTTTTTTATTTCGTTGTGCCTCATTCTTGGTAACCCATAACAATTCTTGGTAACCTATAACAAAACAAGCTTTCAGTTAAATTCCTAGTCAGAAAGTAACTCTTGGTTACACTAATATATCATAAGCTTTCTTTAGAATAGTAATGACTAGGATAGGGTAACGCAGGGTTACCGAGTCGGAACTAAGCGCCCTCATATTTTTAGCAAAACTATACTGCTGCTGTTCATGCGTCTCTTAGTCTCGATTAGCTTCCGCTTCTTGAGTCGCCTGATGCACCTAGAAACGCTCTTCGGGTGTAGACCGGTGTCTTTGCCTAGCTTGTCCAAGGATGGCCAGCATTGGCCCTTGTCGTCTGCATAATGAGCCAAGGCTAAGAGAACCAGCTTGTCTGTTGCGGGCATGGGGATCGCCCACACCCGCTTGCCAATGGAGAAAGACATTTAGTGTCCGTAATTGCAAATGTCTTCCCATCGCCTCTCGGCCCAAGCATCCTCGGCCCGTTCCTTGGCTTCCTGGAGACCCTTTTCTTGCAGCCGGTCTAGGTCTTTCTGGTCCAGATCGTCCCACACATCCTCTCCATTCTGCTCGACGCAGACCAAGAGGCTCTCATCTAAATCCAAGGAGACATCATAAAGCTCTCCCGAATGCTTAACGGTGTAGGTCGGCCAGTGGTTCATGGTCTTAGATTGCCCTCCCCTATAGAGATCATCTCCTCAAGAGAGGGAGAATAGTGATCCTCGTACCTCTCTAGGCACTCGATAGCATACCGAATGCATTGTTCCTTGCTTTCCTCAAACTGCATTTCCTTACGGTTATGCAGCCATTGCTTGGCTTGTCTGATTTGCGAGTCGGCCAGAGCCTTTCTTGCGCTAATTAATTTTCTCATAGTATTTGTGCGGTTACGCTCTCTCTTTTTTGGTTATCAGTGAAGCGAGCCCGAAAGACCCGCTTGAGAATTTTGCTGGCTGGAGTTGTCACGTCATCGGGAATGCCCGCTTCCATAGAGATGGC